CTTCTTAGAGCGTCCGAACCTCCTGTGAGTTTTTCTTTCTCGTAGGATGACTTCAGACCGCTGCGCGGCAAGATGCCGCGACTTCCGGGGTCGGATGATCCTGTCTGTTACCACCGCGGTAGCAGACTGGGTATCCCTCTACCCCACTTCTGCGCCCCCGCCCGTCTTCTGTCCTCCTCCTTCGGATTGTGGTTCCTTACTCTCCTTTGTCAAGGCTTACCTTGCATCGCCAGTGAAAGACTGGACGTGGTCCGAAACACTCGCGTTTCAGTCCATAAAGAAGTTACTACCGGCGTCTTGCCGGTGTCTGGAAGGACCTCTTATTTCGAAGGTCGCTAAGAGCTTTAGACGGCCGCCGAGGGCCTTGCCCCGGGGGTACTTGCGTTTCTGCAGGGCAATCGTACGTCGACTCTTCACCCGTGGGTGGGATACCGGCTTGTACGAGCGTCACTGTAGGACCACAGTCCCCCCTCTCTCGGGTGCCATAGGCTCCCGTCGCTCTGAAGGCGGTTCGTTAGGAACGTGTATCGATCATGCGTCATACCTTGACGTCGTGTTCGGCCACGTCTCCGACATTGATCTCTGTCACGAGTATCGTGCAGAGTTAACCGTCGTCCAGAGTGCGGGTAAGCCAAGGCCCCTCACCAAGCAACCTCCCGAAGCCCTCGTGCTTCGCCCGCTGCACAAGTCGATCTATGATCGGTTGTCTCGGTTCCCTTGGTTGCTTCGTGGGGACGCCCGCGCCGATGCACTGGACTCTGCCGGCTTCCTCCGGACAGAGGGTTGTGTGCTTACTTCTGGGGATTACAAGTCCGCCACCGACAATCTCTCTCTAGAGGTTGCCGAGGTTATTCTTGAGACCATTCTTTCCACGACAAGTGTTGTACCTGACGTGGTGAAGACTGTTGCTCTTCGGTCTTTGCGTCCCCTCCTGTTCTCCCTCGAGCATGGACTGGAGTTCGAGGCCACCTGCGGTCAGCAGATGGGCTCTTTCCTGTCCTTCCCCCTCCTGTGTCTTCAGAATTATCTTGCCTTCCGGTTCGCAGAGGCATCGTATTCTTCTGAGCATGGCGTCCCTGAGGAACGCCGTCCCGTTCTTTTGAACGGCGACGACATCCTCTTCTACTCGACTCCTGGTTTCTCGGAGCGGTGGATGGGACTCGTGGGGGATCTCGGTCTTGAGGTGGAGCGCACGAAGACGTCGACAGATGTCGACCGGGGTACGATTAATTCGACTCTTCTCCGCTTTCGCGGTGAGAAGTTGCGTGTCGAATGGTCGTTCCGGTTCGGCATGTTGTCCTCTTCGTGGCACGCTCTCTCTCTCTCTGGTGCTTATCGCGATCTCCTCGCGGGTTGTGAAGGTGAGCTACGCTTCCGCGCCGCTCACTTGTTCTTTCGGCGACATATCGGCGCCCTCCGGTCTTGTCAGTTTACGCCATATGAGTGCGGCTTTCGCGGCTCATTGGCATACCGGATGGTTTGTCGTTTCGCCCTCCCGTTAGGTGATCTCAGTCTGGTTAAGGTCGTGCCTCCTATGCCTCGCGGTCACAACGTAGCTCCTTCTTCTGAAGAGGTTACGTGGGTGGCCGGGCTTAGTGCCGACGAAAAGAGTAGGTGTGCCGAGGAGCTTGCTGCTTGGCGATTTTCGTTGGAGTGGAAAGAGGAGAAGAGGCGCTATCTGCTCTTCTGTCTCTCTGTGTCGTTCGTCCGGCCGGTCTCGGCCTGGTGGACTGACATCGTTCCCTCTACGTGTCGCTCGCGGCCCGGTGTCCTCCGCGGTGCGTGGCGCAGTGTTTTTCGGCACTGCGAGAAGGTGGAGTCTCGCGACCCCGTCCTGAATTGGCTTATACCGGTCCTTGACGACGATCGCCTCCCGGGGTATAGTGTGGGTGCCGACCTGGTAGAGGTCGTGCTGGACGGAGAGAAGATAGAGAAGCCAGTCGTCAGTGCCCAGCCTTGCTGGGGCATTCGTCCGTGTGACGTACGACTGACGTAGTAGCAGTCGGGTGTGGCGGTGTGTAGGGCTGTCCTGTGTTGGGGGAATCGCGGCTCTTTTTAGTTGAGTCCGCCTTCTGGGTCCGGTAACGGAGTAACCAGTTCCTCTCGTGTCAGTCTGACTCTTAGCTCCATTTTGGGGGCGGCGTACTTGGTGTGATTTTAATTGCATGCCTTATGCGTGGCGCTTGAGTCGGGTTCGAAAACCACGATCCCCGAGCGGGGTGACACAGTGGGGCGTCTACGGCTCCCTACCAACACAGTTCAGAGTTCTCCTTCCCACCTTTCCACAACCGGCTGTTGCGCTCTTGACG